TTTTTTCCTATACCAGTTAGTTCTTTACCAAAATTTATTTCACCTATTGCTGATTTTGCACTAGATTCAATATTTTTCCCTATACCAGTTAGTTCTTTACCAAAATTTATTTCACCAATAGATTTCATTTCTGAACTTTCACCTACTGTTGATTTTACACTAGATTTAATATTTTTTCCTATACTCGTTAGTTCTTTACCAAAATCTATTTCATCAATAGATTTCACAGCACTATCTATTTCAGATTTTTTTTCTTCAACTACATTCTTCATAACATTTTTTATAACTGGTAACATTCCAATCATACTTAATTTTATTTTTTCAGCTGATTTAGAAATATCAAAAGGCATTCCAAACATTGGATCACCCACAATACCAAGATTTCTAGATAACATAGTTGACATTCCTTTTGTAAATGCTGTCATTATCGGCGTATAAAAATCATCAATAGAAGTTAGAGGAGAAGATACTGGAGAAGAAGATGCGTAAGATGTAGCACTTGTAGCTAAACCAGCTCTTTGAAGATCAGCAAAATTTCTTAATCCTTTTAATTGCCAATGCCATGGTTCTATCCCAGGCATTGGTAAACTCAATCCAGCAGACTCCATAAATGGTTTTACAGCATTTATATCATGTTTATGTATATCTATTGCCTGACCATATTCATGATATGATTTACCAGGAGGAGCTGCTTTTGTTCTGGTTCTACCACTTATATAATCATTATAAAGCTTTGTTTGTTCTTCCGTTGTGCGTCTTGCAGATGCAATGATTGGAAATCTACCATATCTTGATCTAAATGCATCAAAAGCATTAGCTACTCTTTCTTTAAAAGGTGATGATAGTCCAGATAATTGTGGAACGTCTGAAATAGCATCTCCCATAGGGCTATTATAATATGTTAATGGAGTTGTATCAACTTCTTCATTAACTGATATTGATGTATCATTAAATCCTCTATTAATCCAAAATCTTTTCAAATCAGCATTTGTTTCTAACCTATTTTCGCTAATATATGGATTTTTTGTCATTGCTGTTGTTGATAATGTATCAGATACTTTTGCTATTTCATTTTTTAATACGTTTATTCCCGCAGTATGCCCAAAATGATGACAAGCATATAAAGTCCACGGTGTTACAGCAAGTCCATTGGCTGTTAATAATGATATTGATTTTTTTGTATAATTTTCAATAGCCTGACGTTGCTGTTCTTCTGTAGCTAATAAAACACTGCTTGGTGCTCCTGATGGTTTAAATTCATTCCAAGCAAGTTGTTTAAAACCATATAGATTTCCTTCTTTTTTACCAGAATTTTCAGCTTGATTTACTTTTTCATAATAACTTGAAGAATCAATAGGTGCTTTTTCTTTTTCTTCTTTAGTATCCAATATTTCTCTGAAAAAACCAGTCAACCACTTTACTCCATAATGAGCTCCAGTAGCACCACCAGCTATTGTACCCGCTGCTGTACCTATGCCAGGTAAAACAGCAGAACCAGCTGTTCCACCAATAGCACCACCAATAGCACCACCACCAATTCTACCTACTGTATGTGCACCACCAATAACAAGTCCTCTAAGAAGGCTACCTGTTTTCATGGTTTCATTAACACCTTCCATGACATCGGAAAAAAGTCCCAATTTTCTCCAAAGGAATCCAACACCTTTTATTTTTCCAATAGCTTCATTTTTTTCAGTCAACCATTTTAAAACATTAGATGCTTTTGATGTTGTGCTTATTGGACTGACTTTTTCTGAATCTATCAATCCACTCCAATTTAATCCTTTAATTTTTCCTATCAAACCAGGTTTTTCAACTTCACCACCACCAAATCCACTCATTCCCATTTTAGTTGATTTTAATATATCAGCATATTTGTTAGCTTTAAGAGCAGCACCTGCTCCTATTCCCGCACCAGATATTTCAGTAAAAGTATCACCATAACTTTCTAAAGCTTTAATACCAGAATATTTTCCTTTTTCATCTTTCTTAACTTTTCTTATTTTTTCATTTGTAAATTCTACTATATTTTTCGTCACATCTCCAGTAATATTCCAAGCTTTTCCTAATATTTCTTTTAAAAATCCAAAGAAATCACTATCACTGCTCATAATTTTATATAATGTTGATAAAGCACCAGCACCAATAATTGATTTTACAATCATCGGAATAAGTGGTATTAATAACGGTATTAAAGTAATTAATCCCGATGCTAATTCTGTAAAATCAATTCCCCCTTTTCCTGTATCATCTTTTTTACCGCTAAATTTTGAAGATACTACATTAGAAACTGACTGTTTAGCAGAGCCCCAACCTTTCTTAACATCAATCCAAGATTCTTTAAATTGTTTTCTCCATGCTTTACTAAAAGGAGTTAGTTTACCCAATCCCCTTTTTTCTTCCATTTCTTTTAACTTTTTTTCTTTCAAAAATTGAAGTTCATCTAATCTTTTCTGCCCAAACAATATTCCAAGAACTCTTTTGAGAATATTAGTTTGTTCTTTTTCATCTTGCTTTGGTTCTTTTTTCTTACCAGTATATTTACCACCACCTGATAAAATACCAAATATTCTTTTAAGCCATCCAGTTTGTTCTTTTTCTTCTTGAAGTTGTTTTCTTCCTATTGAAAACATCATTTTAAATGGTGAAATTGCTATTTTCTTTATAATAGAACCTATATCTTTGAAGATTCCCCAACCAAATTTAAATAGGCTTTTTCCAAGCTCAAAAACATCACCAAGTTCACCAAGAACATCATGAAAATGCTTACCAATAACACCGGTTAATCTATTCCAACCATCACGGAAAGATGCAAATAATTTAGTATTTAAAAACCAAGTCCATGTCTTTATAAATGGTTTTGTCCATTTATATTGCCAAAGTTTTCTTTCTAATTTGTATTTTTCGTTTAATGATTTTAAATAAGCAGCATATTCATCTTTATGTTTTTTATCTCTGTATTCTTTATCTATTTTTTCAGCATTTTCTGTCATTTTAGAAGAAGGCATAGATTTATTCTGTATTTTAATAAGTCCATTTATTGATGATGTAAGCCCTGTAATAGATGTGTTAAGCAATCTTATTGTTGAAGGGTCTATTGTTGGTACTGGCATATTTCACTACCTTCCAAAAATCAATTTATCTTGTTGTGCAGCATGTTTTAAGTTTTCTGTTTTTGTTTTCATATCTCTTATAACAAGATTTAACAATGCTTCTCGTTCAAAATCTGGTAACAAATTACTTTCTTCTATACCTATATTAGCTTTTGATGCTAAGTAATATTGTTCTTCTGTTATCACTTGGAGATTGCTACCTGCTGTCACCAAGTAAATTAGTAAAAAAAACTGTCTAATGGTATCTCTCTTTTTGTGCTATTACCACAATGTTCACATTTTATTGGTATAGTAAAGTCTAATCCAAAATCTTTAGATTCAAACCATTCAGTTAATTTTGCCATTTCATCTTGTGTTAGATTGTCTAATAAATATATTCTATCATTTATATCAATTTCTTCTTCACCTTCTGGTGTGATAACTGATTTTATACAAAGTGCATTTGTTATCGTAGATAACATCACAGCTCTTTGAAGTTCAGTCAATTCAGTATCTTTGGTTGAATTTTTCAAAATTTCAAGAGCATCTAACTGTATTTGTCTTGTTATCAATTCAATTCTGATATACAAATTATCATTTATTTTTATAATATTCCAATCATCATCAACTTTTGTTGTTATAATTTCAACTTTTTTGGGTTCTTTTCCTACTTCTATTAGTGATATTGATGAACCTTTCTTTGCTTTCTTTTTAGGTGTTTTATCAACTGGTTCTTCTTCAATAGGTGGTGATATTTTAATTCTATCCATTTTTTTCAATGGTAATTCACCTAAATTTATAGTATGTGATGTTTGTGAATCACATTCAGGGCATTTAGTTTGAAAAGTATAGTTGCTTCCTTTTGTTGCCCTTCTTATTTCTACCAGAAGAAAAAATCTATCTTGTAAATACATTGATTTTACATCAAAATCTTCTGGAAAAACAACACATTCATTTATAAGTTCATCAAGAGCTTCTTCTATTGAAGATGGATCATCTGATGTTTCATATAACAACAACTTTTTAATTTGACCTGTTGTTATTGGTTTGTACTTAACAATCGAACCATCACTTGGAAGTTCTGATTCAAAAGTATACATATTTAAATACCTTTTAAAATTTGACATTTTTTACATCCTCCTATTATCCACGTTTTATTATAAAATTATTATTTCTATAATAATTAGTTCCAATATACTCTAATCTTTTAATCTTTGGTAATTCACCTTTTGTAAAAGGAATTTCAAATTTTGATAATTATTTAGTATTGAAAAGTTTACCAGCTGATTCCAATCCACCCATTTGAAAGAAACTTCTTACACCACGTTTCATTATTTGTGATAAAGCGCCAGGTTCACTTTCAGTTACAGTATGATATTGATATGTAAATGTTATATCAACAGTTGCTATATCACTATTACCATAATCTAGCTGTACTTGTCCTATTGTTTTTGGCCATGCTCCATATAGTTTATAAACACAAACTGTTTCACCAGAATCATAGCCTAATAAATGAACTTCAGGATCAGTCATATATATAACAGGCTTACCATAAGTATTTGATTCTGAATCATGAATGATTTTCTGCCAATTATAAAATTTTCTTAGCAATAATCCATTTTTATCAACATTGTATGTTACAGACCAATCATTAAATGTTTGTTTTCCAGCCATTTTATATTCATGTCCCATCCAACCAGTAGTTATTTCTTCAAATGTTGATTCTGGTAAACTACTTGATCGAACATAAAATTCTATTCCTTTCATACCACCATGAGTATTTAAAACACTAAGTGCTGAACTTCCAGCAGTTAATCCTGTTTCTATTAAATTTTCTGTATTTAAACTATCAAATCCACCAGCCATAGCTTGCTGAATTGTAGCTTTTGCCGCATTACCCCAGCCTGGAAATATCATATTAACATAGAAGTTATACTGTTTTGCTCCACCTGTAAACGAAGCAGCATAAGAATTAACATCCATTTGAACTTTCATAATTATTTACCCAATAATGTATTAACACCTTGTTTTACTAAATTTAGTAATCCTGAAGGAACATCTTTAGAATATTTAAAATATAGATATGAAAATATTACATCAACTGTTGCTATACCATTAGCTGTATAATCCATTGAAACTTGTCCTATTGATTTAGGCCAAGCACCAAATATTTCATATTTTGCAAATGAATTTCCTTGATAATCAACAAGAAAAACCATTTGTTTACGACTATTTAATCCTTTATAAAATGGTGAACCACCATCTATACTAATCATACTATTTTGCCATATATGAAGTTTATCAAGGAGTTCTCCTTTATCATCTATATTAAATGTTACAGTCCAATCAGAGAATACACGATCTCCCGGTATTTTGTAATTAAAACCCTGTAATGGAATAACCTTTTCTTCAATTGTTGAATCAGGTAAATTAGTTGATTTCACAAGATAAGGATAAAAGTCTTTGCTAGCTCCAAATCCAAAAGTTGATAAAACAGAAGATGCCATTTCTTTAAATGCTTCCAATGTTTGTGAACCAGATTTTATATTTGTTACTGGAGCACCCATATCTAAAAATACAAAAAATAAATATTGTCTTGCACCACCAGTAAATCTTGTCTTATATGACTCTATATCCATTAAAAACTTTGACATACTTTTCTCCAAATAAAAAGGTCTAAAGGGATTATTTTCCCTTTAGACCTTAATAGATCCGTTGAAGATTAATCTTCAAGTGGGATGGTAATACTGTCTATTTTATTACCTATTTATGCGAATGTTGTTGTTGCTCCGTATCTTGTTTTATCAATAACATGATATAAATAAGTAAATGCAACATCAAACTGAACAACATCACTATTACTATAATCAAGTGTAGCTGTAGCAATATTCTTAGGCCATGCGCCTACTAGTTTATATTTTAATATCGGCTGACTATTCAAATCAAGAAGTTCAAGTTGTTGATCGGCAAAATATACTGTTGGTGCGCTGTAAATATTAGTTGTTGGATCATGAATAAGAGCAGCCCAATTATGGAACATTTGCTGTATTGCTGCATCTCGATCAACATTAAATGTTACAGTCCAATCAGAATATGTGTATTTACCAGCCATTTTAAAATCAAAACCTTGCCAATTAGTCATAATTTCTTCTGATGTAGTATCTGGAAGATTTGTTGCTCTTACAAGATAAGTCGCCTTTTCAGTATCACCACCAATAGTAGTTGGAAAGTTGGGCTTGAAATAGAATAAATAAGCCCTTGCCCCTCCCTGAAAATTAGCTCTATAGCTATCTATATCAAACTTTGGCATATGTTACTCCTCCTCTATTCTATTAAGCACCTGCTCCCATAAGCTCGGTGAATGAAGCTCCTGTTTTTGTTGCAATGAAGTTCAGAACGATAAATTCTGCAGCTCTTGTTGGTTTAATATAAATGTCACACCATAATTCATTGCGATCAATTCTTTCTGATGTATTATTTGTTTCATCACAAACAACCATATAATCATAGATACCTCTACGAGAACGAACATCTCTCAAGAATGGATCAATCATATTAACCAATAACAGTCTTGTGAGATCATCATTTGGTTCAAATAAGAAATATTTTGCTGCTGTTGAAATTGCTTTTTCAAGAACTAAGAACAATCTACGAACATTAACACGATTAAATGCTGATTCTTTATCTAATAATGTTTTTTGGCCCCAAATTGATTTACCTTGACCAGCAAAACTTACGATTGGGTTAATTCCATTTTTATACAGAATATCCCGTTCACCCTTTGTTGGGTTCCAAGCTAACCTACGGATATTACCAAGAAGTGCTCTGTTCAAACCAGCAGGTGCGAACCATGGATCAGAAACATCATCAGTATTTGCATATATACCAGCAATATGACCGGAAGCAGGAATCCAACGATAACGACCATTCCATTTATCATATACTTCAAGCCAATTACCATACAAAGCAGCATAACTTGTATTTTCATTCAATGTATCTTTACGATATGAACGAAGTGCTTCTGTTTCATTTCCTCTATTATTGATAACATCTGTTGACAAACAATCAAGAATAGCAATGCTGTCTTTACGATCTTCTGCAATACTTACAATATATGATTTTACAGTTGTTGATTTATTTGAATCTATAAAAATGTTTACATCTATTTCATCAGCATTTTTATACAAGTCAAAATCAAGTTCAATCTGTGCATCACTTATAGTATCACCATTATTATCTTGACCACCTTCAAATACTTGCCATGCTGATGTTGCAATATTAATATCCTGATCAAGGGCTGCTTCATTCATTGATATTCTAATGTATTGTGATGATTCATTTATCATGGATTCAGCATATTTTTTCTGACCTTCATCATTTATACGATTTTGGTCTGTTGAAACGTTCCATATTTCAACAGTTTTCCAATTAGCTTCTTTTACTTCATCTCCTTGACTTACTGCTTGAACAACAATAAGAAAATCTCTTGAATCAGTAAGTGGACTATCAATTCCATGTAAAACAGAATATGTATCCCATGAACTATTTCCACCAGAAGCAATTGCACTATATGTTGAATAATCTATACAAGCTACGCGAATATTATTCCCCCAAGCCCCTCTTGAAGAAGCAATTAAATAAAACGGATATGTACCAGAAACAGTTATTTCGTTTCCAAATTCATCAGGGTCTTCGCTTTCAAAATCACTTAATTTATAAGCATTTTCAGTAGTAAATGGTGTAAACGAATAAGATGCACCACCAGATGCTGCTTTTGTTCCAGCAAATGTTGCTGAAGTTGGCATTGTTCTTGTGCAATATAGAGCTGATCCATATCTCAAAAATCCCACTGCCGAAAGAATATCTTGATAACAAGATGAATCTGTTGTTGGTTTTCCAAATATTGATATAAGATCATTAGTACTTGTTATCAGTTGTTTCTTTCTTTCAGGTCCCTTATAGGTATTTCTAAGCACAGTTACAGCTATTGAAGTTGCTACCGCTGGTATTGTGGTAGTTAAATCTATTTCATTTACGTCTACCAAAGGTGATAGATAAAAAGCCATATGTTTATCCTCCTAATTATGGTTCTCAATACTATTTAGTATTATTTATATTATTTTAATTAAAAATATTTTATTATATTTTAACAATTTCATATCTATCAAATACCAAAGTAGCCGAACATTCAACTTGTGATTCACCTTCTCTTTGAGATAACATAACTTCACCAAGGCTTAATATCCACACATTTTTAAAAAGTATTTTCAATACTGTATTTTGAAAATTATCTGTTATTTTTAAAGAACAATCAACCATATATTCTGATGGTATGCTACTCGCTATATTATAATTATTAGATATTGATGTTAGCCAATTAAATAATATTGACCAATTATTATATTGTGAATCAACAATAAATTGTATGTTCCAAACATCAAATGTCATACCACCAACATGATATAACATTTTATTTCCTTGCCATTTTGATTCTGACTGATCAAGTGATACAGATGGTATAATGGTTCCAAATATATTTAGTACTAATTCTTTTGTAGCATCTAATGTTCTTTCAGTTGGTAATAATGGAATACCAAGCTGATAATTAGTAGATGTTGTTTTATTTAGATTAGTCATCACCAAAAACCTCATAATTATACATTATAGCAGCATCTTCATCATATCCAAGACCTTCAAGAAACAAACTTTCTATAGCTGTAGTATCAGCACCAGATGTAAATACTGTTTCTGTTCCGCGTTCTTCCCAAGATGAATCATTAGAAAAGAATCTTACTAATATTTTTTCAACGATACCAGAATTTATAACAGTAACACCACCTGAACCCATATTAAATCCAAGACCAGGTAAGCTTCCAGAAGCTGATGGTGGTATTTCTTCATAATCATTATAAGAACCACTACCTGGAACACTTCCAGTGGATGTACCTATAATAAGTGGCCTCATAACATATGTTTGAAGAGTAAAAGATACTGTCCATTTCAATACTCTCCAATCTTCTTCAGCCATATCTTCTGTAACATCTGGCGTTGCATTATTCAAAACAACCTTAACATCCATTCTTGCATCAAGTTCTGGAAAATAAACTCTAATAAAATTATGTGGAGCAAAAAATGGCAATATTTGCTCAAGTATTTGATCAATATCAACAATATGAAGTGCCCATATGTTCAAATTAATGCTCATGTTATAAGGCATTGCATTTTTAAACATTTTAAGACTTTTTGTTGTTAAATCTCTACTAATAACAATATCTTGTTCACGATTTGTCATTCTGGAAGCATCAAAATCAATAGCTGTAATATTAGCAGCCATAAGTGGTAATATTTCATCTGTTTTTTTACCACCGGATTGTTTCCAATAAAATGCCTTTTCTTTTGGTCCAAAAGTTAATGGAACTCGAATTATCTTTGTTGCATATCCATTATTATCGTACCTTGCAACATATATCGTTCTAAAAAGGTCTAAAAACTGTATTAGAGAACGTCTTATACTTTTATGAAAAAAATATCCCCTCATACAGTTTCATCTCCCAATTCTTTTATTATTTTTTCTTGTGCGTACTGTGGATATTTATATACTTTTATATCTAATAATATCTTTTTTATTCTTGTTTCAAGAGATGGATGCTCTTCAAAAAATGATAAAATTTTATATATAAATGTTGATATTTTACTTTCTGGTTGATAATATAATTTCTTCAAAGCACTTACAAGTATATCACCCATTCCTAGTTTAACTGCTATATTATCAGCTTCAATTTCCATTTCTTTTGACATTATAGTATTTGTTATATTTCCAGCATTCATTAGTAAGAAAAATGCCATTATAGAATAAAATAAACTACCCATACCTGAAGCTATAGTTAATGCGAGAAGTATAAAAGCATTTCGTCTTATAAATGTAATGTATGTATGTCTTTTAAGATAATGCCCATATTCATGTATAGCAATAGCCATTAATTCTTCATTTGTAAAATCTTCAGCTAACATTTCTTCTGTAAAAAATATATAATCACCTATTGTAAAAGCATTAGAAACACCTTCAATATTCAGTGTATATAACTTAAAACCAAGATCATTATAACCATTTTGATTAAGAAATTCTTTTACATTTCTTTCAGATTTTATATCTCTTTTAGATGATAACCAAAGATCATTATATGCTTTTATTATTTGATAAAGATAATAACCAATAGTTCCAGCAGCTATGGAGCTAAGTACTATTGATTCATTCTGTTTCTGTAAATATTCTTCAAATTTACTCATAATTACCTCAAATATATACTGTTATCTACATCACTACATGAATCAATAGTATCACTTTTTATTGTGTTATAAAGCTCTTTATTACTTGAAAATGTTTATCCTTATTAAGATGCCATTTATCTTCTGTAATTACTAAAAGTTCAATACCTTTTATTTTACATTGTTCAATTTTTATCTCATCACGTTTCATTTGTATGTATTGATTGTGCCAGTATAATCCATTATATTCAATAGCTTTATTTATTTCTGGGAGCCATATATCAAGTTCTAAATTATAACCAGTATATTGATTGGTGATATTTGATCTATCACCAACAATGATTTCACCTTTATATAAAGTTTTTATGAAATTAACAATTTCTTTCTCTGGACCAGATTGTTTATCCAATGGGCATCTATGACCCTGTTGAAAGTCATTGTATCTCATTTTTATATAGTGACCATCTTGACACATAACATCAAGCAATTGCCGATTATTCTTATAAGATGTTGATAATAATTTATATCCCTTTTGCTCAAAATATTCTTTAACATTATCTATCCTATGTCTAGTTGTTTGATTCGACCGTTCATTATAACATATTTGGCACCCATGTCCATTTCTGAATCTTGGGACTGTTGTAATATAAGGATTGTGGTTTTTATCACATTGAACTAATATCTTCTTACTTCCATAATACTCTATAAGTTTATATCCTCTAGTATTAAGTAGTTCTTCTATCTCCGGTATAGTTATCTTAGCAACACCATTACATACTGGACAACTAGTTTTACGTTTAAAATCGGCAAATCTTACTAATCTTCTATGCCCAAAAGGACATTCGACATCTATTTTTATAGATGATTTTACAAATTTACCATGTAATTTAAATCCTACTGATTCACAGTATTTTCTAACATCTTCTGTTGTTAATAATTTTCGTTTCATCTTAGATATATACTATCATCTACATCACTATATGAATCAATAGTATCACTCTGTTCTTCAATCCATTCATTATCACCATATCCAGACATTGGAACAGTTTCAGTGCAAACTTCAGTTGCAGTTGCTGACTGTTCGGAAAATCTATATGGTCTCAATACTAGAATGTATATCATTTTCTTTAGCTGAAATATTCTGTCATCATCATCAACATGAACTACTTCAAATTCACGATCCAACCATTTAATATAAATAACATCCCCAATATTTGGCTTAAGTGTTTGTGATATATCACGATTCCATGTTCCTATTGGTATATGACATGTTATTATATCACCACCAAACATACCAAAACTACTCCATAAATTTGGTTCTTCACCTACATCATATAAAACTTTTGTTTCTATGGGATCATCATATGTTGTGTTAGTATGTTCACCATAAAGTGGATCATAAGGAATATCGGTGTTTCTACGCCAATATTCAACTTCAATACCAGCTATATCAGTAAACTCCATCAGATAACTTTGAATAAGGTTATGTTCCTGATTAAACTGTAAATCATATAATGTCCATTTAGGTTTTGTTAAACCGGCATTAGGAAGTCGTGGCATTATTGATCTCCAAGAAAGTTTTTTAATCTTTTCATTTCATATTGTTGGTTCTTTTTCCATTCATTATGCCATATAATGTACAAGTCTATATTTTGTTTATCACAATATTCTTTTTTTACTTTATCCCTATATAATGTATCAACATCATTATGATAATATTCTCCATTGAACTCTATAGCTTTCCGCATTGATGGTATCCATATATCAAGCTCTAATGGGTATCCTGATATGGGATTTCTTATCATTGACCTATCATTTTCAATAATGGCAACATCTTTCAAACACTTTTTAATAATATTAACAACCTTTTTTTCTTCTTTTGAATATCTTTGTTGCTTGCTACATTCTGGGCATCTAATTTTAGCATTGGTGAAATGGTTAAATGTTGTAATGTATGGTTGATGATTTTTATTACATTGAACCTCTATTTTAGATACATTGTTTATATATTTTTCTGATAATAGTGTATAATTATCAATAGCTAAAATTTCTTTCACATATTCTATATTATTTCGAGATTTTTCAATATTACATAACATGCATCTCTTACCCTGATAGAAATTACCATATGTAACTTTATATTGATGCCCTTTTGGGCAAGAAACTTCAAGTAATTCCTTAGATGTTATATATTTGTCAGATATTAATTTATATCCATATTTTTCAATCTTATTTTTGACATATTCATATGTCAGCTTCTTCATTATTTATCCTTTATTGAAAAACTTAGCCTTGCATTATCCAACCACCTTCAAAGGGTTCTTCATTCCTTAGCTGTTCTTCAAGTTTTTCGATTTCTTCTTTACCTTCAGACATCAAAGCATCACCATCCATTTGAACATTCATGTTACCAATAGCTTGAAATGATCCAAATTTTCTTCTTATTAAGCCAAGATTCTGCTTTGATAATGCTGTTGCATAATCAAATATCCACATATTATCATATAAATCTTCATCAGTTCCTTCTAGTGTAAAACATCTCAATAGAATATAACCGGGACTATCATATGTTATACCATCTACTGTTATATATGATCCACTTAATGGTGGGGTTGGCATTATTTCTAATGTATTGGTATATCTATGATATTTGTATGTATATGTGTCAACTACATATCGTTTTAATGTTTCAAGAAAGTCACGAGCTATATGATATGATACTATTGTAAATTCTGATGTTGGTTTACCACCTATACCACCACGACCTAACATCTGATCGAACATACCTGCATTATACATATAATTACTAATTGTGAAAAGTTGATTTACACCACCATAAGGCTGTGTATCATATGCTATAACATCAATAACATCACCTGGTAGATCATAAGTACTAACACCACCTGATAACATTAATGTATAATATGTTTCTTGTGTTGCCTGTCCTACTGCCCATTTAATAAATCTTTGTCTTGAATAATCAATATTATCCTGTATAGTTGCATCTTCAAGTTCTATTTTTACCATTGGAAAACCAAGACGACGCTTTATCTTTTCTACTAAATTAGATTTTTTCATATTTTTTAATTCTCCCTATTATCTATTTATACTGAAAATCTTTAGTAATCCAAGAAAAATCTTCTCTTGGTTCAACATCTGAAAGGATACCCCAAGCATCTTCTTCATTATCATCTTTTTTTAATTCATATGTTTCTTCAAAAATCCCCATTTCTAATGTAAAACAAGCCCAATATAAAGCAGATACACAATCATCATGTGTATCTTTACCGAAAAATCTGTTATTTTGTTCAATAAAGCTTGATAATTCAGATACAGTATCATAATCTGTTATAAGTAAAGAACCATCTTCAATAAGTTTTTTCATAAGAAGAACAGCTCTAGGTTTAGTTTTTGTTGTAGCTCTTATACCAAGATCAGTACTTTTTGAACCACTATTAACAAGATTTTCATTTTCAAATTCCCACCATATCCTACTTACGACTGCAGCTCCTTCAGCATTATTTTCAACCATTATATATGCACTATTATAATAATATGATATTTTATTAATAACTTCTGAAAACTTATATACATCAATTGTATTATCCCTATATTTTGCTACTTGAATCATTTTTATAGGCTTCATTGAAATAATTTTTAACACTTGTATAACTGAAAAATTTTCACCAGTTCCCTTAGCCGTATCAACACCAATAATATATGTACTTTTTTTATCTGGTTTTTCATATATCAAGAACTTATTATCAAGTTGTGTTTCAACTGGTTCTTGAGTCAATGTATACAATGTTTCTAAACATTGTGGATCAATAACAGTTGCGATTGATCCCAAGAATTCAACATCATATTCCTGTTTAAACCTTCTTAAACCAAGATTTTTTTTCTGTATTTCAGCCCATTTGTCATCTCTACCCGGAACAACTCTCCAATCAAACTTTAAACATTTAAATTCATTTTCATTACGTTCTGCTTGTGAATATATTGTATGAAACTGATTAAAAACACCATTAGGTGTTGATACTATTATAATTTTAGCTTCTTCCGAAGCTGAAATAGTTGGATAGTTGGCTGACCAAAAATCATCAGCAATATGTTTTCTAACAAAAGCATATTCATCAGCAATTAACACATTTATTGTTCTACCACGAAAAGCATCTGATGAAGTGGCTGAAACCATAATTCGCGTTCCATTATCAAACTCAATAAACATTTTACTTAAAGATTTAACACCTGGTTTTAACCATACTGGTAATTCTTCATACATTATATTGATACGATGTAATATATCAATAGCTGATACTTGTTTATTTGATACTATACCAATTGTTTTATCACTGTTAAATATAGCATACCATAAAGCATAACTAGCAACTGTTGTAGATTTTCCAGACTGCCTTGATAATAAAAAAATAGTAAATCTATTATTAACTATTAGATTTATCATTTCTTTTTGATATAAATATGGATCAAACGACAATCTTCCTTTATCTGGATGGACTATTTTTATATATTTAAAAAAATACCATATATCTTCTGAGCATTTTTTGAGTTCTCTAACCTCTTCAAGAGTATATTCATGCTCTTGTAATGGTTTTTTAATATAATCATCATATTTTAAACCCACAGATTATACCTCCTAATCGCAATAAAAAAACCTCAATAGCTATTTATAAACTATTGAGGCTCTTTATAAAGATGATAATTATATATTTATATGATAAAATAATTTTGATCTAATGGATTTGCTACGCTATGGGTAACATTAAATCCTATTTTGTCATCCTTTTCCACTTTAAAAATAATATCTTTATTGTCTTGTTTTGTTTCAAGGATAACAGGACGACCCCAAAGATGACAAATATGACGCATTGTTTCAACAGCATATCCTTTATCTAAAGGCGCTCCTGCGAATCTATGAATCATATATAAACTTCCATTATCATTATAATTACCATTAAGTATTTCAATCTTTGGAATACCGCTATGTGCATAACTATTTATAATAATTTGTCTAACTTCTTCTGCGGTATGATCGGTTACAATATAATCATAGTAATTTCCTTGATCTACTACTTGATATATGTATAAATCAAGTTCATGAACTAACTCTGATGTTAAAAAATCTTGCATAAAAAACCAATCAGTATAAGACCTTATAACTTCTCTAATTTTATCAAGACCTTTACCATCTTTAGTATCCCATTCTTCTTTTTGTTTTTTGTTTTTACATTGTTCATATTCAAATCCATGGCGTCCTTTATCCCATCTATCACGAATATTTTCAAAAATTCCACAACCTATATGATAAGGATTAAGACTTACATATCTTTTTGCTTTTACAAGAGAATTAGAATAATTATATTGACCATGTTCATCATTTGTTAATAACCCCTCATTAAAAAGTTTTTCCATTACAAACTGATGCACAAAAGTTGCAAATCCTTCATTTATTGTTTTAGTTTTTATCATTGGCCAATAATACTGTCCTTCACTCCTGAGTGTTTCAAGTATATCAATCTGCCAATCATCAAGTATTTTAGAATTATCAATAATATATCTCAAAATATCCTCTATTGGTTCAACTGGTGATGTTGTTTTAATTTTTTCCCAAAGTCTTCTATTATATTCATCATCTCCAATTGGTTTATTTGATTTTACTAAATCACCATATTTGGAATATTCAATCCTTGCTATTTTTTTCTTCTGTTCAAATACCCTTTTCTTTCGTTCTTCTTCTGTTTCTGTTTCAAAAGGACTAGAATGCCATTGAATGGAATGACCCGCATCAATAGTTCTTTCAACTTTATCAATGCCGTATAGTTTTTCATATTCATTAAAACGAACAGATGCATTAAACATTAAATCCATTATATCATATCTATTATTACTAAACCATTTGTTCATCTTGAATATGGCGGAATGTCCAAAACAATGAGCCATTACTAATACTTGAACAGCAAATGGATTAGTATTCATTAAATACGCTCTTGCTGGATTTGAAAAAATGATTACTTCATATGGTATATTATTATCAAGATTTTCATAAATGGTTCTTTGTTTTTCATAATCCCTTCCAAATTTCCAAGAACTAATATTTGTGGGGATTCTATAAGCCATTATTTCAA